GCAGGTAAGTGCGACTACACCCTCGAAGAGGTCAAAGGGGAGAAAGTGCAAGTTTATCGGGATACCGCAGGTATTAGTCGGGAGTTGTACCGCAAAGTGCTAGCTTTGCCTGATAGGGTGGAGTTGAAGGGAAAGCGGGACTATGCTCTGCTGCGACTGCTGTGGGATAATGCCCTGCGGCGGGGGGAAATTGCTAATGCGAATATTAGCGATTTTGATGCGGAGGCCAAGACCCTCAAAATTAGGGGGAAGGGAAAGGGGACAGTATTTGAAGTGATTGACCTGTCGTTAACTACTACAGAAGCAATTCGAGATTGGTTGTTAGTGCGGCGGGAGTTAAATACTTCGGCACCGTTGTTTATTTCTGTTGACCCGGTGAAAAAGGGTAATCGGATTACGGGGGCGGGAATTTATTGGATTGTCCAGCAATACTGTAGGGCGGCAGGAGTCAGCAAGCAGATGTCTCCCCACCGCATTCGCCACTCTAGTATCACTGCGGCATTGGATGCTACCAATGGCAATGTGCGCAAGGTGCAGAAGCTATCTCGCCATGCTCAGATTGATACGCTGATGGTGTATGATGACAACCGCTCCAAGGACCAATTGGAGATTTCAACTCTGCTGGCGGATATGGTTTAGCAACATTTAATTATAGAGATGCCCAATCAGCCTGGTGACTCCTCATACAGTTTTCTCCCCTTAACCTCTGTCAACCAGCCATTGTCAGAGAGTGAATTTCGCAGTTCTTGCACTTGGTAGTTACCATCAAATTTTCCGTAACCACTCAAGAAGAAGTTGTCACCGAGCTTAACAAGACCATTCCCTTCTATGGTAAATTCTACCAACTGGCTTGATGCATTAGAGCGCCTCCAAAGCGATCTCGCTCCTAATCTGGCTTGTTCAAAGGTTTCATATACAACCGATCCTTTAACTGTATCCATCGAAAACACAAAAGGATCTACAAGATTAGCCGTTCCTCCACTAGTACCATATCCTGCCTCAAAATTCTTATAAGTCCTGCTGTTAGACAGAGTAAATCTGAGTGATGGCCTATCTAAAATATTGCTCTTGTCAAAAACCCAAGCAGTATTAGCATTATCCAGAAGTTCCCAACTCGGAAAGTAGATCCGTCCTTGGTTATCGAACCGGAAAACATGGTCAAAATCTCTAGCTAAATCCATCAAGAACTCTAAATCTGACTTATCCTTCTGCTCCCAGTTGGTAAAATTAATGTTCTCATTGATACCACTAACAGATAAGCCGTGACTAGATGCGATCGCATTTACAACTTGCCCCAAACTAACATTACTGAATGTCTTAGTCTTTTTGGTCGAGAGTGCCATATTCAAAGGACGGTTGATGGCTTGCAGATTGATAACATCTGGTGGTGAGGATAACTCAACCCTATCCAAGTAAAACCTACCTGGGGATAACCTTCTATCAGGAGTGTGGTTCTCGTAAAATAATTCTACATCAAGACTATCCCCAATCCCATTGAACATCGGGTCTTGTTGAAACTTCATTTCATCATCTCGGATTCTTACCGCCAGAGATGTAGCTAAATCTGTTAATCGTTGGGTGATACTTACATCAAGGACAAAACTCCTAATAAAACCTGAAATATCAAGGTTCTGGGTGTTGTAGATAATTGATAGATAGGGTCTTAGAGGCATTTAGAGAATTTAGAATGAGTGAATTTAGAATTGTTTTTCTACCCAAGCTGCATTCTTAATTTGATACGTGGTGCTCAACGAGCTTGACCTTGACATCGGCAGCTATAGTGGTTGAGCCGTTGACTTTAGTATAGGCAATTTCCAGATTTTCAAACACATAACTACCCAATGATTTACTACCAATACTCAGCTCAAATACCCCAGCTTCCATATCATAGAGGAATTGCAATCCAGATAACTGGCTATCAGGTGAAGTGGCGGGTTCAGAGAAATCATCTCGATGAAATCTGGCTCTAATTTCTGCTGTTTTTAGTCCAAATCCTAACAGTTGAGTACGTGCTTTACCCCGAATTGGTTGTAACTGAGCTACCTGACGTTGTTGTCCAGTTTCAATGCTGAGAACCTGCGATTCTCTGAATCCAAAGGTATTAGTTCCGTCTGATAATGTTGCTAGAATAGTCATCAATTAGGTATTAGGTGTAAGAGGTATATTTTTCTCAGGCAAACTCAGTTCTGGTACGCCGTCCCGCCACCCTCTCAATTAAATCCAAAAACTGCTCATCCCTGGACTCCAAAGCATTAATTATTGCTTGAGGATCAGCACTGCTGTTAATGGTGATATTGGGCTTATATTCAATATTGACAATATCACTATTGTTACTTCCAGAAGAAGCAGAAGTAAATTCTCTCCGGATATCCCCTGCAACTGAATGGGTTGCTCGAACAGGAAGATGTGCTGATTGTTTAATACCCTTGCTTATCGTTCCCATCATGCCCTGTCCCACCCTATCAATATCACTCAATGCACCCCATTTAGCAGGAGATGATGGTAGTAAACCACGGATACGAGTGACCATATTCTGGACTGCTTCAATCGGAGCAGAAGCAGCGGCAATGATACCTTGAGCAAAGTTACTGACTAATGAACGTCCCGCCGCTAATGCTTGACTTGGTAAGGCTTGAATAGCAGCAATTACTCGATTCGCCATTGACTGGGCTTGGGTAACAATGGAGCCAACACGCGATCGCACAGCCTCTACTATTCCCCCAAAGGTTTCAGTAACATACTGTTTAACTTGGACAAACCTGAACTTAACCTCAGTTACCCATCTGACAATGGTAGCTTTAACTGCACCAAAGACAGCAGCAGTAGTATCCTTAAGTGCCTCCCAATTGGTAATAACTTGATAGACTACTACCCCAATACTGGCTAATGCTGCCACACCCAAAGCCACCGGAGCAGCGATCGCACCTATAGCCACACCAGCACCAGCTACCACAGGAGCCAAAGTAGTAAAGGTAGTAATCAAACCTCCTATAGCGGTAGCTACGGTTCCTGCCACTACTAAAAATCCCCCAGCAGCAGCGGCAACTCCAGCAAAGGCTACCCCAACGGTTACAATCCTGGGATGGGCTTGGGCAAAGTCGGCAAAGCCAACAATGACCGGTTGGATTGCCTTAAGTGTGTTATTCAGTGCAGGTAGAATAGCTGACCCTATGGTAATGCCAATCTCCCTAAAGTTATTTCCCAGCAGCTGTAGTTGATTAGCAGTAGTAGCTGAACGAGCAGCGAACTCATCCTGTAAACTGGTGGCAGTTTTAGCGCGATCGCCCGCTAATCCAAGTGCCTGTTCAAGTACATTGAGGTTAGTAGTAACCAGGGAAATATCATCCTGGTACTCGGAGCCAAACAGTTCCAACAGTATTTTAGGTCTTTGAGCCTCATCCAGTTGTTGAATCCTCTTGAGAAAATCAACAATTGACTGGGAACCCTTCTCCCTAACACTCCTTTCTAATTCCTCAGCACTCAACCCAATGGCTCCCAATGCCTCCCTAAATCCTTTACTTTGTCCCGTGGCTGTCTGCATCTTAGTCAACAAGGCATTAATCCCTGTCGCCGCCACTTCTGGAGGTTTACCCAGTGCAATAAAAGCTGCACCCAAAGCCGCTGCTTCTGAGCCCACCAATCCAAAAGTTTTAGCAGTACCACCAATTCTTTGAAGGGTATTGACAATCTCTGGAGCCTTAGCTGCCATATTATTGGAAAGATGATTAACGGCTCCCAGCAGGTTCTCAATCTCATCGATGCCTACTCCCATAATATTGGAAATCTTACCAATTGATTCCCCAGCCTGAGCCGCCGTAATATCAAAGGCGACACCAGCCTTAGCAGTGATTTCTGTGAAGCGTAGCAGCTGTTTTTGAGGAATACCCATTTGAGCACCCGCTGCTGCTATCTGTTGTAAACCTGTAGCAGCAATAGGGATATCGCGAGACAGCTTGAGGATATTACCGGAAAACGACTTAACAACCTTATCAGATGCATTTATTACCTTATTTAAATCCGCCGTCGCCTCCTCAAAAGCCAAAGCTTCCTTAACTGCTACTCCCAATCCAGCAGTAATCGGAACCGCGATCGCCGCACCAGCACCTACAGCAGTCCCACCAATACTACTCAGTTTACTAGAAAGAGCATTAGCCTTACTCTCTATCTGTTGGAATCCAGATAGAGCACCCTGCACATTGGCGTTAAATCTAATAGTCTCGGTAATTGCCATCTGATTAGGTGTTAGGGATTGAAAGTAATGGTTAATGAGTGTAGAACTCATTCTAAATTCTACATTCTAAATTCTCAATTATTCCTTCTTTCTTCTTCCTTCTTCCTTCAATAAAGCTATTCCCTGCTCTACCCAAAACTGAGTATCTTTCATCTTCCCTAATCCTCGTAAATCATTCAAGTTCCAACCCAAATATTTCAGCAGAAACAGTAAATCTAGGGGACTGGGGAAAACATAAAATTTATCCAGTTCATTAGCGCTACTGCTCCCCCATAGCCTATCCCTTCTGGTTCAGTAAAATCCTTCTCCTCTATCACCTTGCCGTCAATCATAAATAAGTTTTGTATGGCTTCCTTGTAAGCGATCGCTCCTTGTCCAGCCTGCTGCACAAACTTGGTATAATAATCTCCAGAATTGGGCTTTTCTGTATACCTGTGTCCCATTACAGAGAAATCGGAGGTTTCAGAAAAAGGTAAATCATCATGGCAGGTAACCTCTGCATCAAAACTTGCGATCGCAGACTGTAACCTACCCTTCTCCCTAAACTTCAATTCCCCAAACTGTTCATCAGACAGTCCATAGGCTTCATACATCAACCATTCGATGGCAATAGAAGGACTTTGGGCAGTAATCCTTCTCTGATACTCAAAATAGACATTAGCAGCTAACGGTTTCTGAACAAAAACCTTGCCACCTATCTGAACAACAGTTTGCTCCCTCTCTACCGCCTTATCCTGAATTTCTATAGCAGTATTTCTGCCATTCCCTTTCTTACTCATCACATCTAACACCTAATTAACTCGCCCAAGCATTAACTCCATTCACTTCCCACTTCTTAGCCTGTGGTTCAAAGTAGAAGGTATTAGCTCCTAATTCATGCCCAAATCCCCACACTGTCATCTGTAATTCCATTTCAGCTTTCTCATTGGGAGTCAAAGAAGAATGGAAAGCATATTTTTTAATCTGCCCTTTGAGAGTATACTTGATAGTTGCGGTGGTATTACTGTAGCGATCGAGGGCTTTTCCAGTGATTTGAACAGTAATAGAATTACTACCCCCTCCAGTAATCATTGTTTGTTTGAGCATCAGATCTATCTCCTCACTAATACCCTTTAAAGTCATTGAAGCTTCCATTGCTTCAAATCCCAGTAGTCTTTGTTGATTCCCCGCCTCCCCAATCCTAGAATCGGATTCAACCAATCTCATTATTTCAGGCAGAGTCAGTTCAGCAACCATCCCCTTGGCATCAGCTGGATTACCCTGGTAGTCCAGAAACTTGATCTCAGTACTCTCGTCAGGACGGTACTCAAAGATTGATGGCATTTACCCTCCTACTTTAATTGAAATTTTAACAGTGGCTCTAATCAGTTCAATAGGCAACCACGGGGCAAATTCAATTGCATAGTCAAGTATTCCAGCATCAAAATTACTCAGAGACTCGTTAAACACTACTTGATAACCACTCTTGATTGCACCCTTGCTAGCTTCTTCTGCCAGACAATTGATAAACGACTCCCTGAGTAAGCTAGCAGTAGCCAAGTTGGACTCTTGGGACAGGAATTTGTACGATCGCACCTCAACTAATCGGGTAATCTCATCCCTGGATCTAACAGCATTGATGAAAGTGAGGACATCTGTCAATCCTTCTGAGTAGCTACTATTCCTGCCTCCCCAGACAACATACTCCCCGTCAAAATCACGGTTAACTGTTAGCACTCCCACATCGTTGAGCTTCTCATTATCGGATGTTTCGGAAGAATAGCTGAGGGACATAGCAACATCCGTCCCATTGACTCCTTTTAATGGCTGGTTAAGGGGAGATTGTCCATAGTTGCCAAGATTAGCTAATATCCCTGCCAAATGTAAGCTGACTTCCTCCAATTTAGTCGGATCATCAGTATTTTTCAGATGGGGGAAACAGGCAACGATGCGATTATCTTTGATTCCCACCCCATCGTCGGCATCTCTAGCAGTAAGAGCATCAGTAACGGAGGTAGCAGCGGTAAAGTTAACAAGTGCGATTAGCTACGCTAGCCTTCGGATCGCACGAATATTATCTACCAGTGCCTTCAATGCAGCAACGATATCGACACTATTGAATGATGGACATACGACTACTTGAGGAGCCACCCCCAGCTGAGTACTGGAGTTAGCCAGTAAGGGGATAGCTGCCAATACTCCTGCTTCATCTGCTGTTGCCCCTTTGATGACAACCAGGTTACCACAACCATAACGCTGTAATAGAGCAACTGCTTGAGGTAAAGTATCAGTAGCTCCCCCCGATCCTAATATGGCTGTTGCCTCATCAGCAGTTCTAATCCGAGTAGGAGTACTTGCAGCAAGAGTCCCCGTGGTACAGGTTCCCACTACAGCAATCTCTAATTGCGCCTTCAGGGGAATTGTTGTAGATGTCGTCTGCTTGACGATTACCCCCGTATTAGTCGGCATTTACTACCTCCTCTTGAGCTTCTGGTTCCTCTATTCTCCTATGAGTAATAAGTAATAAGTAATGAGTGATGAGTATGGATTCTCCTCAAACGGTATTCTTCTGACTCCTAACTCCTGCCTGCCACTAGCTTACCTCGACTTTTTGCTGCAAGACATCAGTTGTTACCTTAGTTACTAAAGGCATTGGTTCAATTTCATCACTGGGTACAAGCTGAGTAGTGAATTGAAAGCTTATTTCCTTGTACCATTGCCCCATATTGGGAGCGAAAAGCCTACCTGATACCAATCTCAGGGGGGAGATTGAAGGGGGTGGCAGACGAAACCCAGGTAAAATTCTTAAGATTTGTTGCTCTGCCCATTCCAAAGCAGCCTTGAATCTCTCAGGATCATCAGTGCGGCGCTTTTGGAAATACAAGCGCACCACCAGCGTAACCGTAATCTCCTGTACTGAATCGCTGGTATCACCTAGGGAGGCGCTATATTCAGGGAACAGCCAATCAATACTTTCAAACTGCTCCTTACCAAACTTCCCCGCCTCGTTGGGGAGAGCAGCAACCGGGATATTGTTCAATCCATCTCTGATTGGAGCCAGTCGAGTTGCGATCGCTTCGTTCCAGGCATCAAAATCCACTTCTCTTTCTTTGGATAGCTCAAATCATAGTATCACTTTCTTCTAATCCACACCCGAATCAGTTTCTTCAACTTCTGTTCCCGCTGATCATTCATCCCCAATATGCGGCGTTGGGGCATCTTTCTAGTTCCCTGTTGATGAAAAATAGCATAAGGCACATCTACCCCGATCAAAACACTCCTAGCATCTGCGATCGCAACCACAGAATTTCTCATCTTCCCAGTGCGGGTCAAAATACTATCAGGATATCCCAGTCTCCGCTTCTGGGCTAGGGTCGAGGGAGCCAAAGCTGCCCATCTCACCCCATCAGGGTCAGTCTCAGTCGCAAATTGGCGCTCAGTCTCTTGCTCCATGTAATTTCCCCATCCCCTCAGGGGAGGTTCTAAGTTCCGAACACGAGACTTGTATCGTTTGAGTATCGCTTTAGTTTGGCGTCCATCTAATTCAATCGAAATCATCTTGAATTTATAATTGTTTTTCCTCATTCAAGAATCAAGATTCTTGATTCTTGATTCTTGATTACCCTGCGCTTCCTCTCCTAATCCGATAGTCCACCTCAAGGGTACAATTATCTCCCAATATTTTCCGCAGTATTGGCGATAAGGATGATTGAGCCACAGACTTAACAGTTGCCTTGCAGGGTCTATCGTTGAGCATCCCAGTTCCTACATCCCCTGGCTTAATCTCAGTAGAGGGTATATTATTACCCAAAGAGGGTTTGGGGTATATTTGGGCTTAAACTTCGTTTTAGTCCCACTAGTGGCTTACTGATCCCGACAACCCTACTGTTCCATCACGCTTGAACATTGCTTCCCAACAATTCAGCACAGGAGATACGATTATGCAGGTTTTCTTTTCGCGAGTCTTCGCTTTCATGTTCATTGCAATTGGAATTTTGCTGATGAATACTACAGACGCCTCTGCAAATGAGCAAATCAACATTCAATACACTTTAGTAGATCATCTTAATCCAAGGAATTTTATTTACAATAATAATGATATGCAAGAATGGAATTTAGTACCGGGTATGCCGGATACTGAGGGGCTCTACGCAATAAATCGAGGTGACTCTTGGTACTTTGGATATGCAAGGGACAGGAACAATCGGTTTGGAGAACGGTATCGTGTATTGAGAGAGTTAGGCTTAGTTACTAATGATTTGCCAAATAATTTGGGAGTATACCTTGTTAACGTGGAACATGTGATGGTGGTTAATAACGAAGTACAACCTGAGGAAGTATTGGCAAGATACACATGGAATGAAGTAGGTGATGGAAAAATGAAGCTAAATGATGATTTTCCTGTTAACCTAGACATAGGTGATGATGAAGACAGTGGTGATGATGAAGACAGTATTGGACAACTGGATGTGGAGAATGTACTCATTGACTGCATTGGGGATGAGATTTTGGAAAATCTCCCTCAGAATCAACAAAGACAGAATAATTTTAGAAATCGACTCCGTAATCGGGCTAAGATTAAACTCAATAATACTTTAAATCAATGGTTGGATGAGAACGAACACAGCCTCCATGCAATATTTCATAATTGGCCTGCCGGTTTAGGGGCGGATTGCAACAAGCCATAGTTAACATTAGGGTAACTGTTCAGGGAGTAACGAGAAATTGACAATTTGTCCTGCATTCACACTTTTGTGTAGGCAGGATTAATTCAGATAAAGGAACCCATCCCATAGCTGCATAAACAGGACAGTGACGGCAATGCTCAGCTTTGCCTAGTATCCGTCGAGCCTCCCCCAATCCCTTATCCTTGGCAATCGCAGCTTTGGTTCCCCAAAACGTTACCTTCCCCGACTCCCCAAACATCCTGAGGCGGTTGGTGAGTTGGGCACTTGATACCCTACCCTCTGCAATATCAGCGGCCAAGTAAGATAGTCCAAATCGCTCACCCGTTAGGGGGTCTTTTCCTGAAAAGTATTGCTGCTTGAGGTTACGAGCCACCAAGAGGAATTTGTCAGGGGTCAAATCTGACTGTTTGTCTAACCCCCTAATCATTTCAGCCAGATGAATATGCTTAATTGTTTGAGCTGCTTGGCGTTGCAGTTGTTCTAAGTCTATTTTCCCCTCTGAGTAACTTGACGCCAGCTTGACTAAAGCCTGTTTTTCTTCATTAGCATAACGTTCAGCCTGAGTTCGTACTGCTTCAATAGAAGCAAAGGTTTTGCTATCACGATATTTCCACCGACGCGCTCGCACATCGTAATATATCTCTGGAAGTTGATCAACGTTGAGACTCTTCATAATGCTCACCACAGTCTTCTCCCCAATGAAGACCTTCTTCTTTCATTTCGTGGAACTAGCAAGATGCCAGTAATTTATCAGTAAAATTGTTGAATATATTCAATTTACCCACCCTACAATGCTAGGTGAAAAGGGAGAGAATATTTAATGAGTCCCCACCTCCTCAGAACCATGACCGAATCCAATCACCTAGAATCCATAGACCAACGACTGGCAGCACTATTGGAAATAGCAGAGCGCCAGAATCAGAATATTGAAGCCCTGATAGCTGGTGTTGGGCAGTCACTTGAGGGTATTGCAGAACTCAAGATATTAGTTGAACAGCAAGCTCAAATAGCTGAAAGGCAAGCCCAAACTGCTGAAAGGCAAGCAGCTAGTATCGAGCGACAATCACTCACTATTGATAGACAGTCATTGTCCATTGACCGACTATCAATGATGCTAGAGAGGGTTTTGATCCAAACCGCTTAGGTTTGGATGCAACTTGGAACACACCTAACACCTTTAATTTTCAAGATTCAAGAATCTTGATTCTTGGTTCTTGATTCTTGCTAAACTGAGTTAGCAGTGCTTGGATATAGACCGTTTGAAGATAATCCATACTCATTACTCATTACTCCTTCCTGACTTAATATGACCCGTAAGTTAGCAGTCTTCAACATGAAAGGTGGAGTAGGCAAATCCACAACCGCCTACAATCTCAGTGTTGGGTTAGCCAAATTTCATGAAAAGCGAGTTTTGCTGATAGATATTGACCCACAGGGCAATTCTGGAGCAGCCCTGGGAGTGCCCATTTGGGAGCTAGACACACAACTCAAACACGCTTTACAGCGCCAAGCTCCCATTGAAAAGGCTTGCCTAACCACATCCCATAATGTCGATGTCGTACCTTCCAATATCTTGCTAGCAGAAGAAGAAATTCCTATTTCTGGTTTCCCTGGTCGAGAACTGCTATTGCGTAAAGCTATAGCTCCAGTAGTAGATCAGTATGATTTCATTCTTATCGACTGTCCCCCCAATATTGGAGTGTTTTCAATCAATGCTCTGATGGCAAGTGACGAGGTAATCATTCCGGTAGACATGAGCTACCTAGGATTGCTGGGAATTAAAGCTATTGAACGAGCCTTAACCTTAGTGCGGGAAGCCCTTGACCACCCCGTCAAAATAAAGGGTGTGTTAGCGACTCGTTTTGATGGTCGCAACAATCTCAGTAAGGAGGTCTTGAAGTCCCTGCAAGAACACTTTGGCTCCCAGATGTTTTCCACCATCATCCCTGAAACAGTGAAGTTACGGGAAGCACCGAGCCACGGTAAATCTATCTTTGACTATGACTCAAATGGAGCAGGAGCAAAGGCTTACCGTCAGTTAGTTGAGGAGTTAGTTAGATGAGTAAAAAAAAGAGTTCCTTAGGTAGTAATCCTCTAGCCCAAGGGATTTTTAGTAAGACAGATGACTCTACCAATCAAGAATCAAGAATCAAGAATCAAGAATCAAGTTTCTTGAATGACTCAGAGAAAGAAAAGGTCAACCTGCGGTTACCCATAGAGCTAAACGACTGGCTGGATGAACTACTCAAGCAGGGTAAACGTAAGCATGGTCAAAAGATTGCCAAGGAAATCTGGGTGCAAGCAGCCCTGGAGCTTCTTAGAGCCGCACCAGTAGATTGGCTTGATATTGATTCCGAGGAAACCCTACGCTCAACTCTCTCTCAACTTGAATCGAGTTTCAAGAATCAAGAATAGCTACCTACTCCCTTCTTTGCGATCGCATTTTTGTCTGGTTGCCTCAAAAGTTCAAAATGCTCTGGATATTGTCCAGAATCTCATCAAGTTCAATATCGAAATGAGTTTTAAGGAACTCCATTAACCCAGCTCCCCGCTTGAGAATTGTAGGTAAGGCATCCATAGCGTTTTCTGCCATTTCTCGCAAGTCAGAGTTATTACGCTCTACTCCTAACTTACCGATAGTATCTAAGTGCTTCAGTGCCTTCTTTTTATCCTTCTCACTCAAGCCAGAATCTGGAGATGCGATCGCAGCTTGTAGCTGCTTAAGTAAATCAGCTAGGGTTGGAGCTTCTGGTGATTCTGACTCACTGAGCTGATTAATCGTATTAGTAACCGTACCACTGATATCACCACCAACAACATTAAATGTGCCAGTCGGTATCACCAATGTAGCATCCGGTACATTGGTGGCGGCATTGCCGATAATAAAGGGAGTTAGTTCGTTAGCACCACTATGTTGGATGATGATATTTCCACCGCCAATGCTACCACCTTGGGTATTAATCTCACCCAATTGAATGTCTCCGGAGGACTCAAGGGTGATATTACCACTATCAATGGCTCCAGAGGCACTGTTAACTTGATTATCACCTGAGGTGCTAGTTAATTCTATCTTGTCTGAGGCGTTGATGCTTATTGAGCCACCAGCAACACCGGAACTAGTGAGGGTAATATTGCCACCATCACCGGTCATTGAGCTACTAATAATAGAATCTGAAGTAATCTCTACCTGGTTCCCAGGTAGGGTAATATTGCCACCAGTAGTTTCCCCTGGAGCGTTAATCAAGGCAACTTGGATATTACCTGAACTGTTCCTTGGTGGTTCAATTTCCAAACTCAACAGACTTCCCAGTTGACTAATCCTAACTAAATTTTCTCCTGACACAGCTGTGATTGTAAAGTTGCCGCCACTGACTGGAATAAGACTATTAATAATTGAGGGATCATCGCCCACAACTCGCCCCAGGATATTCTGAACTTGGGAATCAGACAGAAAATTGGCAATCTGATTGGTGGAGAGTAGATTCGCTCCGTCGATTGAGGCAACCATTGCCTCTCCTTCCTCAATCATCTTGGAGGTCAAGATACCGGACCCTAGGCTGGCAGGAATTCTTGTGCTGTGTGGAAAAGTTGTCTCATCAGTCGGAAGTTCATCATTTGGGTCAGCGATGATACCGCCTGATTCCGTGGTATCCGCTGTCAAAACTCCCCCCTGACGAGTGCCACTGGCAGTTTCTGTTTGGAGGATGGAACCATTGGTGAGTTCTAAGTGATTAGCTTGGATAACAATATTTCCTCCATCAGTGGCTGCTGAAGAATTCAGGTTGCCGGTTGCAATTACTCCTATAGTACTGTTCATGCTAATATCGCCACCATCAGCAACTGTCACTTGACCCCCGTTTTGGATATTTAAGTGACCTGTATTAATACTGGTACGTCCGGCTATCAAGTCAGCAGAGAGGCGCACTGATCCGCTGATGAAACTAAAGGTGTTGAAGAATTGGACATCACCCAGATGAACATTATGTGCAATAATGCTGGCATCATCTAATCCATCGAGGACGCCACCTGCGGTATTGATTGAACCTCCAAGCGATCGCAAGATTACCGGCTCATCGAAAGTGATGTCACCCGCTAGGGTAATTCCACCACCGCTGTTAGTGCGACCAATGCTAATAGAAGTAAAACCATCTTGCAACGGGCTAAATTCTGCCCCTGTCAAATCCAGGATGCCCACATTACCATTATCCGTCCCACCAAGTGCGATGGTCGCTTCGCGAACCGCCGTAGGCATCGCTTGATTAGTGTTTAAGGGTTCTAGAGTCAGATTACTACTGAATACTGGGCTAGTAAAGTCAATTCCAGTCACATCAAGAACATTGGCATTATCACCTGTGCCACCAAGTTGAATATCTTTTACTATAGCTTCACCCTGGACAATCAACTGCCCATCTTGGATGGCTATATTTCTCCCAGTTAAAGTATCAATAGTTGAAATATCAGCGGCAGCGGCGTCACCGTTATCATCTTGGGTAGCAGCTTTTATTCTGATATCTCTATCATTGTTGACCCCAGAGGTGAGAAGGTCATCGATAGTAATCTGGGAACTATTTAAGACAATAGAGCCAGAACCATTAGTTGTCGTTGAGCTGCTATTAAGCACCCCATTTGTAGTATCAATGGAACCATTATCACTACGGAGGATGGCTTGGTCACTTGGTGGGACAGAAGCAACAGAGCGTCGTACACCTCCTGTCCTTTGTCCCCTCCTTCCCCTATCTCTTGGATTAAATTTCACCGAATCCGTGGCATCTGCTGTTAAAACTCTCTCCTGATCAATGCCACTAACCAAACTTCTCAATCCACCCAAATTACTGCAATAGCTAACTCCACCTACTCCCACCAAAGCGAGTACTCCTAATACAGCCCCTATCAACTTACTATGATTCTCCTGTTTCTTCGCTTTTAATTCAGGCGTATCAACTACTGCTTTAGGTTTTTCTGCGCTCGATTTAATTTCTGCCTCAACACTAGGTTCTGTCAGATTGCTCAACCCTGAATTATTATTTTCGCAATAGTCGTGCTGCTGGGTAGCAACCTGAATAATTTCTTCTTCAACTGAAGAGTATTCATCCTGCTCAGCACCTAATCTAGGCTCAATAAATTCTTTGATCCTCGCTTTTTGATTTTCATAGTGATGAACACTATCATCGTCCAAGAGATTTAGCTCTTGTAGGACAAAGTAATCAACTTCATTAATCAGAATGCCGAGCACGTCATCGGACTCGGCAAGTTCCAGTATTTCCCCCATGCGGTCAGCCTCTAGCTCAGATAGCTCAGAGCGAGCTGCTAGCCTTGCGTACTCTAAAACCAGATTACTTTGTGCTTGTGTTAGTTTCATTTTGACCTCAGGAATTCAGCAATTATTCTCTTTGATTCAGTCAAGATTCCCGGTCGTATAGGAAAAATATTTCTTGCGTAATTGCTCTATAGCTCGCTTGCCTCTCTGACGCAACCGCTGCTCTAAATTATTCTGATTATTATCAGCCTCCTCTCCTATATCAACTAATTGGTCGCCAATTTCCCTCCAAGATAGACCTTTAATTATTCTTAATTCAAAAATTATACTATTTTTTGAATCCATATCATTTAATGCTTGCGATAGTGATTCAACGTTAGATTCTATTACAGATTCTGGAATTTCATGACGACTTTCTTCTATCATTCTACCCCTATTTGATAGACGATTAATGAGTAATTGTTGTCTATTTTCATCTTTTTTTAGCTCTCTAATAACGTTATAACTAGTTGTCCTAAACCAAGCTGGAATCTTGTCTATCACTCCTCCAGCTTCTATTCTTTTGACTGCACGCGCATAGGATTCAATAAAAATGTCCCGTTCCTCGTAGTAGGAATAAAGCTTAAACTGCCTAAGGACTCGCTTGATATAGGGAAGGATATGGTAAATATCGCTATCCCCTGAACTCAACAGGACTTCGGTGACTACAAGATCAAGTGACTCTCGCTGTTCCCGAACCCTTGAATCCTGACAAACCCTCTCAGAAGAGACAGTTGCGTTTAGCCGAGCCAAAGGATTGTCTTGAGGGCGTGTCATAGTTCCTTCAATGTTGACTGTTTACTGATGAGCAACCGCACCGCTGATAACACCATGCGATGCAGTTCCTATCCACATCAGTACCTATATATTTATGGTCTTCGAGTAGAAAGCGTGACACCCTAATATCAAATTCAGCGTTACTCTTTATTGACTACTCGAAGCTCACTGGCTCTTAATCCCAAAGACTGTAAGGGATGACAGGATTAACTAGACCACTCAAGTGCTTATGTTTTTTCGCAGCACTTTAAATTCCTACTGTCACAGACTCCTCTTGGAAGCCATAAAAAAATAGAGCAGCTCGAAACCCAAGTTCAAGAGTTATCGAGCCACAGCAGAGAATAAATTTTGACCCCAATAAGGAAACTGACTATGGAATCTGACCAGACGCTCAAGACTTCTGACACCGAGTCTGCACAAATCTCCAATACCAGTGAGCAGCTAAGTTGCCCTAAGATTGAAGCCCATACTGAAGAACCAACCTTGCTGCACCTAATCAACAAAGTAGGAGACATTGCTGTTGCCAACCAGGATGCTGGTCTGATTATTGCCGCTGCTATTGGTACATCAGTTATCCTTTGGGCAATAGCCGATGCCGCAGCCAAACTGATTAGAGCTGCACGCGGCAGCTAATTAGTCAGCTATAAAGGGGACACCTCACAAGTCCAATCTACTTGTTCTAGGTGAAATAAGCGCTCGCACCTCTGATCCTAATCTCCAAGTCCAAGTCTCCAAGCAGGCATTGTGATCTGCTGACCCTCGTTCATTTCCTACACTCTATTCCTTACCTCCCTTGCCCTGAGTGGATGAGGAAGCGCTTCTTCTGTTTCTCCTAAATTCGGCAACCACAGACTGATTTGAAGCTTCCTCATAAAGCCCACGCCTAAGAATTTCCGCTGCTAGAGAGCTTTTTGTTAGTCCAGTTGCTTCTGACATCTCAGTCAAAAGCTTATCTGTTTCATCACTGATCGTGACGCTAATTTGTGCCATACACATAGAACTTACTTTCAATACCCCTATTATCAATGTGATTTCAATGAAATTGAAAGGTGTCTTTACCTTCTATAGACAGGCATAAAGTGTGTTCTCAATGAATATTACTTGACATCTCACTGACAATAACCTTATATTAAGGCTATCAACTAAAAGGAGAGGCGAAGCATGAGATTTGACTCAAGTTACTCAAGCTTTGTGACTACGCTTGCCTATAAAGAAGGGCGTTCCCGCCGCGAAAAGCTGGTAGCACTCCGAGCCATGCCCCGTCCTGGTGACTTAGTTACCTGTATTGTCGCCGGGGCAACTGATTATTTTGAAGTCCTGTTTATCGAACATTCTTCTCGCTTCAATGAAGAGCGGTCAGCATTTGAGGCGGGTGGAGTTTGTATCCATGCAAAGCAAATCACAGAGGATCAAAGAAGTGCGAAACTGAAATAGAATTTAGAATTTAGAATTTAGAATGAAGAAAAAACAATTCTAAATTCTTCATTTTTCCACTGATTTTTCATATTTTACAATCAGTGGGATTGCATCCCTCCAACCTGTTGAGGGCTTAGTAATCCCGTACTCAGCTGCTATTTTGCTGATAGCTGCATACCCTTGTGATTCGTACAGCTGCTCAAGCTCCACAGTACGCCCATAGGCAGTCTCCGGTTCATCTCTAAAGATGATTGCTCCCTTATCCAAGTAGTACTGTAATCCATCAAATTGTCTCAACTTTTGAATCTGAGAATCCGATAACTCATTCAGCCCCTTCCTCAGTTCAATGCGCCAAAATTGTTGCTCTAAATAGCCACTAATATAATGGCTATTGGACATTTCTCCAATCTTTTTTGGGTTAAATTCGACTATCATTTGAAAATTGCTAATTGCTAATTGCTAATTGAAAATAGGAGTCAGTAACCAGGAGTCAGGATAGATTGATTTTCATTCATAGTGGTGAAAAAATATTTTATTGGACTGCCTTCTAAATTCTAAATTCTAAATTCCCAACTCATCATGCTTTCACCGGGATATCAATATAGCGACAATCGGTAGGATAATCAAAGATTGCAGGAGTGATACAAGAAAACATCGGGTAGATTCTTCTTAATCCATCCGTCCGAATGTACTCCTCTGGAGCTAGCATTGCCACCTGCTCCTCAATGTGGCGATTAATGATATCAGGCTCCTTAGGATAGAGCATGATGCGGTCTTTCCCAACCCCTGGTCTAGTTATCCCGGAGCTATCTATTTGGGCAGCTTCTAGTTCTTTGATCTTAGTAATCATCAAATCAGGATAAAGCTGCTCCAACCTTTCCTTAACACTAATAGTTCCTAGGGAATTTTCCAAACTAACTATTAGATGGTGAGGGTCTTTTGGCAGTAGTAAATCTGTAGGGTAGTCGGTAACAAAGTTATCTGTAAGACTCTCGATAACGTCTACGAAAAAATCCAAACACTGCTGATAGGTTGAAGTGTAGATGTTAAATGCACTGTTATCTGTAGCAACTAGTCCATTGACCAAAAAGCCAGGGAAGTTGAGGTTAGGAACACCCAATGCCGTGAATTTATTGGTTCGTTGAGCGATCGCTTTTCTCGCTACCGCCATCCGTCGCTGAAATCGATCTAGATTGAATGCGTGGTAATGCTGAGCATTGTAAGCCCTTTCTTCCTGCAAGCTCAAGGGGAACCCAGATGCAACCATGTAGATTGGGTATCTATCCTCATCTAGGGATATATCCACTACTGGAATATTGGTAGCAGCATCAGATACCAAATCTGCATCCCCAAATTCGTTGATCTTTTCATAGGCGATTTCTTTCATGCCTGGAGCAAGATCAACCATAGTTGGGATTAAGTCCCCATTCTCAAAGTACATGGTTCGGTATCTCGGTTCTAATACCTTCTCCATGCGTTGAGTAAGGTCTTCATACAAAAAAGCAGGCATCAGTCCTCCTGGAAATTTAGAATTTAGAATTTAGAATTTAGAATTGGAGCATTCCCTATTCCTCATTCCCCATTACTCATTACTCATTACTCATTCTTCATATCATTCTCAATTCCAAAATTCCCACTCCCATTTCCCCAGCCACTGGAGCAGGTGAAGATTTAAGGAAAGTAGCATTAGGAATTGCGCTCGCATTTGCAGTATCCGCATCCTTCCTGAAACACCCTGTAATCCCCGTTGTTCCAGGCGTTGCTGTGTGCCTCAAAAATACAGGATCTCCACGACTTACATCAGAATCAATAAATACAGCTATTCCAAGGGCACGACGACAGATGGAAACCTCCCTATCCTTGGGATAACCAACCCATCCCGTAGCATCATCCAGGGTGTAGCCGCTGCGTTTCTCAAAGGTGTCAGTGCAGTAGGTAATCCCCTCAAACTTCCCATTAGCATCAGCTGGTAAAATCACCTTCCCCGTCGCACCTTCCCCAGTACCAGCAACCACACCTAAACCAAACGGCAGAATTACGCCTGTGCCGTTAGTGAATGTCCAAATTTGAGCATCATCGAGGGTAACTAGTTCCCCTGGCTCATAGGACTTTTCAATAATCAGGTCATAATTAGTTACTGGCATTACGTCTACTCCTTAAATATGCTCCTTCGTAATTAGCTACCACTCTGGAACGTTGTCTAGGTTCTACCCCATCTGTCCTCTGGTTGTTTTTCTTGGTTAAAAATCGGTCTGTTTTTCTCGGACTTCTACCTTTGACCCCTTCCCAAAGACCATCAATATAGCTATCACTCTTCCCATCTAAGTCAAGCTTAGGATCGATCAGTGCGATCGCAGCTGCTTTAATCTGTGATGGGGTTAGTTTACTATCAATCTCAAGTTTGTCAGACCCAACTACCGGAATAACTTGGTTCCAGGCATCAAATCTAGCTTGTACTGCTGCCTCTATCTCCTCAGAACCATCACCCTGACTCTCAGCTGCATCCAGCCTTCCCTGTAATTGGTCTTTTTCCGTTTGCAGCTCCCCAATCTTCCCCTCTGCTCCTTCTAAATCTTTGGTGAGACTGTCAATTCGAGTTTGTAAGGCTGTAATCGCATCCTTCACATCATCAGCCACATCCTTTAAAATTCGCTGATCCTTCTCATCAATCCTTACTATTAGATCACTCACATTCAGCTTCTCCTCTTTACTATCGTTATTAAACAAGAAATACAGAGGTTCTACTACGGCGTCTCCTGTATCAAATCTTAGGGTTAAGTTTTGTCCTCCTCTACCCTGTCCTGGTAGGAGTGGTGCTGCTATATGATCATATAGCCATCTGATTTGCTCAAAAACCCCATCATCTCGCTCTCTCAAATCCTTCAACAAATAGCTAGAGCTAGCTTCTGGAGTTTTCCCTTCTGCCAGCAAGCGATCGATAATTTCCACCCCTCGGTAATCATCAATGATAGCTTCAGCAATCAGCTTGCCATCCTCCCTGCCAACTGTTCCCAGCAAATGCCCAACCTTTAAACCATCGCGGTTGAGATTATAGCGGCGACTCTTGGGGTGGGTAAGAATAATCGGCAAACCAACGACTGAACGCACCGATTCATCATTGAGCAAGCCTTCTTCAGTAACAACCTCTACTCGCTTTTGAACCTTACCATTCTCACCTGGAGAAAGATACGTCAAAGGAACACCCACCTCCCCTAGGGTGATGTGAGTCCAGTATCTGCCATCAGCCTTCTTCTCCCACGGCAAAGGGGTGTATTTGTCTAAGCGTAGTAAACTCATCCCTTTAAGCTATCACACCAGTTAAGCTATCACAATCACCAAAAGATCTGTGACCAATGATTGGTCATAGATCTTTTGCTACTTCCATAAAGTCTGCCGCTGTCACCGTCGCCAGCTGCTCCCATTCCTCGTCGGTAAGCAATTGATCTGAATCATTCCTTATTTCTATTTGAGATCTCATCACTTCCCTAATGCCACCAAAAAACTCTTCTGGCATTACCTGTTTGTAAATCGCCTCAGCTTCGGACTTTGACTCAACACCAATGAAGAGTTTCTCCTCATCAAACTTTCCATCAATATATTGTGCGATCGCAAATATCTTCGGTGAGTTCAACTTAGTCCCCACATAGACATCCAATGCCATACCATCAGCACCCTTAGTCTTCTGGATATGTCCATAGCCAACAGGCAGCATTTTGCCGTGGCGTAACTGAAAGGGAAGATATTGTAGTCCTATCTTCAGTCCATTCCACTCAATAATCCGTTGTACTGGAGCAGCATCATCTGTCCGAACTACTACATTCCGCTGCTCTATCACATCCTCTCTATCAGATTCTCCCTTCTCAGACAAAACATAATGCGGGGAAAACTGGGAACCTTCATACCCGGTGCGGACTTCTTCTGGTGCGATCGCTCCAATTTCTGTTAGAATTTTTGACCGCTCAGCTGCTAACTTTTCATATTCCATCCTCTCACTATCAGTTAGTTGTAGGTCGAAGGGCACTTCAATATCCCATAGTTCAGGAAGCTTGCCTTTTGATGGGGAATCCTTAGCCAAAAAAGCATAGGTTAGCAACTTCCGCAGATTACTAACCCAACCATAAGCATAATCCTGTACCAAAATTGCCCATTCCGATCGCATCGCTAACCCTTGATTATTGGTTAGTCCCTGGCTCCCTATCTCCCCAAACAACTTAAACTTGGGAATACCTGACACCGCCGCCCAACGATTTTCCAAGGATTCCATAATATCCTTAGCACCACCGTAGGAACGGTTCACACTCCCTGGCTCCTCATTTTCCAAATCGTAGTAGATACCCCGAACCACAGACTTACCCATATCCAAAGCAAGGGAGCGTTTGATGATCTGCTGCTCTCCTTCATTGGTTCCCTCCTCCTGGTCTTGTAGAAGCCTCTCTCCTAATCCCTTCATACCAAGGGTGAACACATCATAATCAGCTAGCATCGCAGAACCCGCCTTGATGCCTTGGAGCCAATCAACATAAGCATCGTACATACTTTGGATCACACTCACACCGTCGTCATTTAATCCAGTCCTGAAGTGATTACGGCGACTATAGATTCTGTTTCCCCAAAAAGGTAGGATTCGAGATTTGTGGATTTTTTCCCCATATTGTTGGTCTGATACATGAGAATAGAGACGGTAGAATAATGGTTGTCTAGTCCTGTTATTCCCCCAATCTGGATATAGTTCCCAACAATCGTAAACCTGTAACCACCTCACAGATTTAATATTATTTTTATCGACGGGTTCACTAAATTCCGTACCATCATCAATACCAATTAAGATATAAGCCTTGCCAAACTGACGGGCTAGGATAGCTGCAATCGGAAAAGCATCATTAGCACCATAAATTTCTGCTTCATCTTCTTCTTGAGTTTTGTCCTCCCTGTTGCCTAATTCTGCTATATACTCCATCATTAAATCAGGGAGATTATCACCAGATTTGTTATTAGCTATTGCCAATTGAAACCAAGCTTTAGCAGCACATTCAGGGTATAAACAGACAGTTTTTCTGAGTAACTCATCCCGATAAGGTAAAGCTTCTAAAGAATTTCGGTTGAGGCGAGACTTTCCTATATTAACTTGGGCATTCTCTGTTTTGGAGCGGCTTGTTCCAATCCCAGTATAAGGATTGCCCAGAGCAGCAAATGCTCTAAATAAACCCTCAGAATCAGTGCGAAGTTCACTCATGGGAAAAATTTAGAATTTAGAATTTAGAATTTAGAATTGTTTTTTTTCTTTTCTACGAGAGGCTACGCCAACATTCTTCATTCATATCACATTTGCTCCTAACAATCCCGTTACAATATTGCCAGTTTCAGCCTTACAGCCACAGTTGAGCCGCTGCCTAAGCGTATTCGTCTGCCAACACTGGTCAATTTTCAACCCACAATCAGCTGATTCTTGCAAGGTAAGTAGTGAGGTGATTATTGGAGTTAATTCCTCTGGTTTTAGCCACTTTGCTCCATCTCCTTCTATGAGCTGCGATCGCGAGATTGCACTCCACAAGGGCAAGAAGTAAGCTGCTACTAAGTAAGGTCGATAATTAGTAGTTCCTGTACTATCAGTACCAGCTGAAGCAGTCAAAATAGCTGTTATTTCAGCGTCCTTTGAGGTATCAGTTACACCAAGGTTAGATTTAGCGATCGCAAGGGCTGTCGTTATATCGGTAAACATTGTCATTGAATACTACATTATCGTTTCGAGAAACTAAAAATGAAACAGGATATCTGAATACTTTGATATGACTAGTTTCTAACTTCTTTTTGGCAATAAAAACTCTTGTTCCTCCTGCCTCCTGCCTCCTGCCTCCTGCCTCCTGCCTCCTGCCTCCTGCCTCCTGCCTCCTGCCTCCTGCCTTCTAATCATTACTCATTTTCCCATGACCAATTATCGGTCGTTAGGTAAGGAGCAACGGATTGATTGGTGGTGAGGCATGATATCCATAGATAGCAGCATCTCCACAATTAGGACTTCTTCCTAATCTTTGTTTGGTTTTAGCTTTATCCTCAATTTTAATCTGACCCTTGGCTGTTTCCTCATAGAAAGTATTAGCCCAATCTTCCATCAGTTCCTCCTCATAATCACCCAATGGTGCGATCGCTAGTTCCCTTTTCTCCAGCGCTTCTCTCACTTCCCAAAACTGCTCAGCTTTGAGGTTAGCAAAGCGCTCTTTGTCTTTAGCTGCCAATCCCCAGCGGATACCCCTAGCATAAACACGCTCTCTCTTGATAATGTCAAGGGCTCCAGCACCTACCCCAACGTTATCAACCCCAACAGTACCTGATCCATGCTGCTTGATATCAGCAGTCACCATAGCAGCGGCTCTACCTGTATCAAGTTCATCACCTAATGTTGGTTGCGATCGCACAGACCATAATACCGAACCCTGCCAGCGGGATAAAGCATGATCATCTCCACCATCCCCTACATCTAATCCATATCGAGGTTTGTGACGTTTCAGCTTCCCCTTCCATTCTGATGGTGTAAGCTGGTCAAACTTGACCCTTGCCATGAGGAAATAACGACGAGGGATGATAGACTGTCCAGAATCAAGAGGAAACCTTGCCTCTACCCGTGATTCCCAAAAAGCACTGCCCTCCCCATACTTAATCCTGGCATTCTCAATCCACTCTACCGAAATAGCTCCCTTAATCTCAAAGGCTCCAACACGAGCTAAATATTCCTTCATCGTTGCTCGTGCCGTTTTCCCCCAATTCTCCCTATCTAGCACTTTCCCTTGATCATCAAATAGATACTCTTGCAACTCTGGCTTAATCCTGTGAATGCCATCCGATTCCTCTCGATATGCCCATGCCACATTAGGATGAGTCCAGGCGGGAATTCTAATATGCGATCGCTTACAGGCTTGAGCAAAGGGTGTCCCATCAGCTAATGGGTTACCAATCCTTAGCATCCGGTTGTTGCTTCCCACCAAACAGGAATCAGCACCCTCATCAATCTCTGGGGAAATACCACAAGCCTCATCCTCTATCAGTAATAACTTATCCTTGTGGATACCCTGGAAACCATTAGAGTCTGTACTCCTGGAGGTAAAACCAAATGCTCTAGCATCCTCATTGAGTTTAATAAATAGCTCTCCCGAACGCCCACCAAACTTGTACTTGTTGAGTCCATAGCTTTTCCGAGCCTCACTCCAAAGAATCTGCTTCACTTGCCTCTCAGTAGGTGCTGTAGTGATACACAACCCCTGTACAGCAAACACCCAGTAAGGTATTAATACACTACCCGAAACATGAGATTTCCCTATGCCGTGTGATGCCTGAACATTAGTAACCTTGTTATCGCGCACACTGTGGAGAATAGCTATCACATCTGGTGTGAGGTAGGGTATCCCTAAAACCTCATAAGCAAATTCAACTGGCTTACCCTCATAATGGGAGAAGTTGCGACCCTTACTCGATAGTTCCAGGGAGTTCCTGCGTAGTATGGCTACCGTTTTGGGAGTGTAGCCGACTTTTTTGGGAGTCGAGCCATTCTTGGATAAGTGCCTCATCTTGAATAATTACCTTATATCCATGCTTCTCCAGAAATGCGATCGCAGCATTCACATCCTCTTCAATTGGTCGGGGTATCACCCGCTCAATTGCCCATTTCGGAGTAGGTCGATACTCGGTATGTTCCTCGGTAACTGTTTCCTCATCATACCAACCCAACTTTGCCGGTTGCTCATCCTTGCCAGGAATGAAGTGATCTAATCTCCTAGTTTTCTTAGTTGTCCACTTGATCTTTTGTCCACCCTCCAAGGCTTCTGTCAATCTTTCCAGCGCCAAGCCTTTTTGATATTTGGGGCATCTTCTCCGAAAATTCTCCCTTGCGCGTACAACCGCCTGCAAGAACTGAGGATGTCGATTCATCCAAGTATAAAAAGTCCTTTCAGAAATCCCTCCAGCCAACCAGCCTACCTCATCGCCTCCCTCTGTTGCGATCGCTTCACAGATTATTTCCTGTATCTGTTGGCTGTATCGAGATCGTGCCATGTTAAAAAACTGGGGTATTCTATCCTCCCCAGTTTAACTCGATACTATGTGATTTATACTACGCAACCTCTAAAGCATCCCAGACAAAAGACTTATTTGTCCCTATAATGCAATTCTCCTGATCCTCTAAAAAGTAAATCGACACTCCTTTTAAAGATAGAAAAAATGCTAGCTCCTCATCTGTTACTGAATCTAACTCCTTCTCAAAGTAACCAACCACTTCACTAATTGGTACATATGTTTTAGTTGTCCACTCCTTAATTTGCTTGTCTTCCACAGTCTTGTCTGGTAGAAAGTGAGTTTCTATCCCGTTTTCTATGATCAGAGTCACATTCCTTTCTGGGAGCTTTTCATCTTCTACCTCATCAGCTTTCTTCGGTTCTGTTTGTTCTTTCTCCGGTTCTGTTAGTTGTTGAACTTTACCCTTATTTTCCTTTAACCACTCCTCAACCTTAGCCAGGTTCTGTAATTCCACATTCCCTTTCTTTCCTTTTTGCTTTAGGTTGTATCCTCCCCCTTTCTTCTTCTCCAAGGTGTACCCTAATGCACTAACTTCTGACTTAAGAGTTTCAAAATTTTTCCTTGCCATTTTATTCTCCTTGTTTACGCATCTCAATCAAAATCGGTGTATGCTAACCCACCCCTAACCCCTCCCAGGAGGGGAATTAGAAGCTCTCCCTCCTGCCTCCTCCTGCCTCCTGCCTCCTGCCTCCTGCCTTCTGCTGCCTTCTGTCTTCTGCCTCCTCCTGCCTTCTGCCTCCTGCCTCCTGCCTTCTGCCTCCTCCTGCCTCCTCACAAACCCCTAAGAGAAACGGGAACAGTTGTACTTTTGGGTAATCGCGCTAACTTAACCAAACTGCTATAAACCTGACTGGATGATTTCGCCGCAGTTCCATTCAACAAGGACAGCACATGATTGGTATTAGAACCAGTACCTGACATATGGTTCCTGTAAGCAGTCACACTCTGCAATAGACCATATGCTGTTCGGTACGCTGCCAAGGTTGTTGTGCCTAAATTTAGTCCCTTTTCTTCCATTTGCTCATCAAAATGACCTAAGAACAATTCCAGACAAGTCTGCACAATTTTCGGTTGCTTATTCAAAGGTTGTCCTACATATCCAAATTCCTTAATTAGGACTGCCAAGGCTTCTTCTGGAGACATGGGAAAATCAGCTAATGCCTCCATATCATCGGTATATTTGTTAAATGCTCGTTTGACATTATTCAGAGACTGTAAAATTTTCTCCTGATCTCCTATCTGGTTCTGAATATGACGTATTAAACTGTTGTTTTCTTTGACAGTAATCGTCATCCCATTAGAACAGATTTGTCGGCATGTCAGGAGATAGCTGCCAGCACCATAGCCATAGGTATGGTGGTTAAAAAAGATGATCCTACTATTGAGCACCTCATCTGCTGAAAGGTGATAAATACCTCCTTGCTCTTTGGGAATTTTGGCTGAAATAAAAGCCATATTAGAGGCAATGTGAGAGCGACTATTAGGTTTTCTGCTAACAAATCCAGCCCAATCCGGATTTAATCCAACTTGCTGACAGAAAAGCCAAAAATCCTCAAGTAATTGATAATTCTGATAAGGTTTCCAACTAGTACCAACAACCGTTAGCAGTTTTCCTGTATCAGACCTGAATGCCGCCAAGGTGTTAGCATGAGAGCTTTTCATCCTGCCTATTGGCGTATCGTATTCAAAGGGAGCAGTAGTTACTGACCAATTCAGTCCAGATTTCTCCAGAATTTCCTGTTGACTCATTCCCGGAGAAATTGCACTTCCTAAACCCCGAAATAATTTGGCTTCTTCCGTTAATTGCATTTTCTTACGATCCAATCTGCTAGAGCGTTTTCATCAAGGAGTGAGGCAGGAGGAGGCAGAAGGCAGGAGGTTGGGGGTTGGAGGGGAAATCAAGACTTTAGCTTTTGAATAGTAGAGACTAAAATTCCTTGCATCCTATCGACTTCTTCTAAAACTGGTTCAAATAACTCAGGAGTAGCTAACTTTACCTCTTTCGCTATAATTAACTGCGTATCTAGTTCTCTAAGAGAGCCTAATGCTATGTGAAGAAACTGAATGTACTCATTTTGAGTTTTTCTTCCGTAACCCTCAGCAATATTAGATGGGACTGAGACAGAAGCCCTTCTAATCTGGCTTGTTAGTCCATATAATTCCGATTTAGGGAATTTTTCGGTCAATTGATAACAGTTAATAGAAAGTTGAATTCCACGCTTCCAAATAAATTGGTTTCGATAACTCATAGATAGAAGTTTTAAGGCATAAGTTTGAAGTCAAAGGATTATATCATTTTTCCTCTTTCTCCCAAGGAGTCTCTTTTATTTACTTCTACCTCCTACCCCTTTATTTACTCCTGCCCTTTTATTTACTCCTGCCCTTTTATTTACTCCTTACTTCCTCCTGCCCCCTGCCTCCTGCCTCCTGCCTCCTTATTTAAAGGGATTGTGAGTAGAAAGACTCTTAACAGCTAGAGCGATCGCAAATGTTTGAGCCTCATTAGCATCCACCAAAGAATCCATCGCATCTCCACCTGCCCTGGCAATCCACAAACCATCTTCTGCTTGCTCAACAGATAAGTCACAATCAAGGAGCCTGGTTTTATTATCTTCCCAAACTAAATCCAATGGGTTTTGATTGAACAAGTAATAGCTAACATCATGATATACTTTCCCATAGGGAGAGAAAATATCACTAAAATGTCGATGGAAAGCTGGATCTTCTGAATAAAATAAGAACAAGGAATTGATACGAGAAGCATTACTACCAGCATTAGGGTTATCGGTTATTAGCAAGTCCCCAGGTACAAACTCTATCCTGCCATTCCAAGCACATATAGACATTTCGTGCTGATCAATAATATTCTGAGTCTTCTTGTTGAATAAAACTCCAGAGTCACACAAATAAATCGCTTTTTTCGTGTAACCTTCTACTATCTCCTTAGAAGCTCTTTGCATACACTTTGCCAAATCAGAGTAAAGAATATTGGCAAAAACCCTACCTTCCCAATGATTATGGGGTTCAAAAGCACTATCTGCGATCGTGTAATGCTTGTGAGCAGGAATGCGTTTACTCAGGTCAGAAAAAGGATCTACGTCAATCTCTCCAAGAACCTCTAAGACTAAATCCAAAATCTCTTGGGGAGTATACCAATTATCAGAAGGTTTGTCTCCTAGTTCCCTCTGAATCTTTAAATGCTGAACCCTTAAATTGTCTGAGTCGTTAGTCTCTCCATCAACAGCTTCACCAGAAGCATCATTACTATTACCGGAAGATTCTCGTTCAGCATCTATCAGTCGTTCAGCTTTGACTTCATTATAAGCACGTTCAACAGAGACTTTCTTCCTCAGTTTTCCTTCTGGGTTATAAAGCTGCTCGATCACAGCCTCACGATCTTCGGTCGGCACTGATAAGATGTCATAGGCCATCTTGTTTGTTCCTTCTTCCAGAAGTTTTGACCACTTTTTGGCAAGATCAGCATTCTCCTCTTTTTGAATAGCCTCAACCACATTGAAGCCAATTTGTAAGGTAGTTCTACGAGTACCAACTGTGGCTGCAACTCGATCAATCGATCTGCCATGTCTGGCGATCGCAGTATCCTCTCCTCTTCTCTTTTTCCGCTCAACTTCCTGTTTCTCAATTTGCAGCATTAGTTGAGCTTCTATGTATTGCTGCATCTTGGTCTTGACTCGATAGCTATTTCGTAACTTGAGTTGCCTTAATCGTTCTAGGTTGTCGGAGAAAGTCCTGATCTCTACGGGGACTCTTGGGAATTTATTGCCATCTGAACCTGCATTTAAGGCTTCAACTGCTGCATGGCGACTATTGCCATCGATAATTATTCCCCATTGATCAACTAAGAGAGGGACTATTTCTGGATTCTCTACATCCAAGTCCTTGATCAATCGTTCCACATTTCCAGAGTTGTTGATATAGATCAGTTCATTGAATGGGAGTCTGATCAATAACTCTGGGTCAACATCTGCTAGTCCTTCCTCAAAGAATAATCGGAAGTTTCGATTATATGACATGACTGCCATATTTCTCGCCTTTTTGGAGTTGGAAACATAGCCACCACACCAGACAATTCCCTGGCTATCCCACAGGGATGGGATGAATTTGTCTTCATAACTGGTGACTTTTAAGATTGAGTCTCCGATTACTTTAGTCCAAACCTCTGATTGCTTTGGTTTGGAGCCACCTTTTTTTTCAGTCATTTCTTCTGCGCACTGTACGTACATTACCAATGTAGCACCATTACCGATAATTGGTCACGTTGGAGTTAATTAATTGGGTGTAGGGTATAGGGTGTGGGGTGTGGTGAAAATAGTCAGGAGGCAGGAGGCAGGAGGCAGGAGGCAGGAGGTTCTAAAGGAAGCTGAATAGTCATTACGCACAAAATGTATAATCCCCTCGTTGTAGAAGGACGGTACGAAAAGACAATTAATGGTTGGCATCCCCCATCTTTCCTAGGGGAAAGATGAGCATCAAGTATCAGGGGTTGCATTTGGTGTTATTTTTTGCTATTATTCAAATAATGGAGTAGGTGTGCGCATATATTCTATACCGAAGATTATCGCAAATCCACATATTGGCCTAAATCCTTATCCCGAAGAATCCGTCCCATTTTCTGATACTCCCTACCTAAGGCACGAATTAAATGGGCCATCTCGATTACTCCCCCATCGTCGGCGGCGAAAAATGCAGCTGTCAGGGCGATATTGCGTATATTCGCCCCGGTAATTTCCAAATTCTGGGCCAGAAACTCGTAATCGAGATTGGGGCTACAGGGTGCATCTTTGGGGAAGACCTTTTGCCAAATTTGCTGACGATTTTGGGCTGTGGGTAAGGCAAACTCCACGATAAAGCGCAGCCGCCGTTCAAAAGCTTCATCTAGATTATTGCGGAGATTTGTGGTTAAAATAGCTATACCTTCATACTCTTCCATTTTTTGGAGCAGATAACCAACTTCGATATTCGCATAGCGATCGCGTGCGTCTTGTACTTCGGAACGTTTACCAAACAAGGCATCAGCTTCATCAAATAAGAGGATGGCATTGGAATTAGTCGCAGCGGTAAAGATGCGGTTGAGGTTTTTCTCCGTCTCGCCGATGTATTTACTGACTATTTGGGATAGGTCTATTTTATAGAGGTATAGTTGCAAGTGCTGGGCTATTACCTCCGCCGCCATGGTTTTGCCTGTACCAGAAGCACCAGAAAACAGTACATTGAGTCCTTTACCTAGGGATAATTTCGCTGCAAAACCCCATTGTTGGTGGACTAGATCCTGATATTCCGCTTCTTTGCAGATATCTTGTAGTTGGGTGAGCTGATTGGGGGGTAGTACAATATCATCCCAGGTATATTTGGGCTCAATTTTCCGGGCTAGGGTTGCTAAATCGTGACCGGATTGAGCACGGGCGGCAGTACAGAGGTTAGCAAAGGATGGTTGGGGTTGGGCTGATTTGAAGTGGCCGTTGTTTGGAATTGAAGTAGGATGGGAATATGCGGTTTGAGTAGATTGCCAACGAGCGGTATTATAAGCAGTAGCCACGGCATCGGCAATTTGGTCTGGAGTCAGTAGAAAGCGATCGCTCAATTGTTCGAGTTCTTTCTCCTCTATGCTGATTTGCGCTGATTGGAGGTGAGATTGCCAGCATTCTCGGCGTTGGTGAGACTCTGGAATGGTAAAGGGAATGGTAATTACTCCCATTGCTCCCGTGGCTGGGGGTTGCCAATCTTGGACTCCGGCGAGGATGGTTATGGTGCGATTGGTTTCTACTTGGGTAAGGAAGGTGGAATAGGAAGTATGATGTTCGGTGAGGTAGAGGAGATCGAAGTTATCTATATATAGGATATGCCCAAAAAACCAGGCTTCTCGCCACAATAGTCGTAATTGCTCCTCACAGTTTGGTTTATCCTCAATTAGTTTGGCGATATCCGCTATTAATAAGGATACGGATAAGCTTTGGGCAAGACATTTGGCAGTACGGCGTTTACCGGTGCGTCCGGTTCCTTGGAAATACAGTAGCAGGGGTCGTTGTTGTTGCCAATCTTCGATTACTAATGCTTGTAGTTGTTTTTGTACCTCTGGATGGAGGGATAAAGTCTCCTTCAATCCGGTAGATTCCCACCGTTGGCTACCAGATGTGATCTCAAGTTCGGACTTACTCTGGTCTTTTCCGTCTCCATTGCCAACAACTTCCTTCCCTTCTGCCTTCTGCCTTCTGCCCTCTGCCTTTATTCTCTCCTGGTGAAAGCATTCTACCGTACATGATCTGAGTCGCCCATCTAACCCCGGTTGTTGCAAGAGAAACCTCACCACTTGGGAGTCGAGGATCAGTTGCTGTGATAGTAAAGTGGGGAGTTGTTGAGGGGATTCACTAGTGAGATGGAGTAAGTGATGGTGGATCAGGGGTGCATTGCTGGAAAAATGCTGGCGTCGGGCAAATTTTTCCGGGATACTAGAGCAGAGTAAATTTAAAACTAAATCTACAGTTGGTCTTTTGCCGCTTAGGTCATCCTGGAGATAAACATAGACCTTTTCATAGTGACGGTCTAATTCTGGTGCTAATGCGATCGCGAGGATATATAAATCAAAGGCTGATAAGCTATAGGTGGTTATTAACTTTGCTAAGAGGGAATCGGACCGAATAGTTAAAGCTGGTACCTCTGATAACCCATAAGTAAGTAACCTTGGTACTGTAACATCCCCATCACCTACTTCCGAACCTTGGAGTAGGGAAATCGCTTCTGCTATCAAATCATCTAATCCTTGCAGGAGAGGTTGCAACCCATTTAAATCTGGACTCATTTCCTCTTCTGGAGTAATGGGTATCGTAAATACAGCGGTTTTCATCTAAGTCAAGTACAGAGTTTGTCGCTTGGAGGCAGGAGGCAGGAGGCAGGTGGCAGAAGGCAGGAGGCAGAAGGCAGGAGGCAGAAGGCAGAAGGCAGAAGGCAGAAGGCAGAAGGCAGGTGGCAGGTGGCAGGTGGCAGGTGTAAGATGTACCTTATTCAGGAGGAAAGTGCTGTATTCCCGTTCCATCTGTATTATGGTGCTCTTATTTCAGGGGGTCATTTAATTTCTAATTTTCGTAGAATGTGAGTTAGTTGCTGCAACGCGGGATTTTCGGTTTAAATTTCCTTCTATTCCCTATTCCCTATTCCCTATTCCCAACAAGAATTTATACTATTCCACATCAGAGGTTATTTTGTATTTTGTATTTTGAATTGTTTCAACTCTACTTACTTGACATCTTCAACCAACCAAAAATCTGCTCTACCGTTAATTCGAGGTGAATATCCTTTAAGATGGGCACAAGAGCACTACCTTGCAAGAGTTCGTCTTGTACTCCTGGTCTAAAGACTAGTATAGACCTATCAGCTGGATCTATTAACCAACCCAGCTGACAACCATGTTGGATGCAATAAAGAATATTGCCGATTACCCGATTGGTACTCTGTTCTGGTGAGAGGATTTCAATAGTCCAATCTGGGTAGAGTAAAAAATCATTGGGAACTTCACCATCGGCATCAAAGGGAATTCGTGACCATTTGAAGACTGCTATATCAGGTACCATGGAGCGAGAACCAAAAGTGCAGCGCAATTCAGGAAAGGCAGAGGCTAGATTGAGGCTTTCTGCTTTCTCGTTGATTTTATTGCAAAGTACCAGCTGCAATCGACTATGCTTGACCTTCGGCATTGGTTTGTCTACGATATCGCCGTTGATGTATTCCCTGACTGGTTTGGTTTCTGGGAGCTTCAGAAAAGCTGACAGGCTTATTGTTGGGGTAATTATTTCTGTCATGGCTCCAAATTTTAGAAAATTCAAAATTCAAAATTCAAAGTTCAAAGTTCAAAATTTGCCTCGCTTTGCTGCTACGCACCATGCTTTGCAAATGCTCACCTGGGCGAAGCATCCCGTAAGGGTATTGCTTCGTAAACAAAGTTCAAAAGGGAGCCGAATCAAAACAAGCCCTGTGAATCGAATGTCTTGTTAGGTAAACCATGTATTTGATACCTTACAGGCGCACACCTATTCCATTATCCTAATAATAGCCAAAAATGAGCCAACAAACAAGCCTCTCCTTCGACTATCTACACAATTTGGAAATAGCACCCTACAAAATCTGCGATCGCGAAGCGCTGCTGCTCTTCAGATGACACTAAAATAGCTAAGGACTTACAAAAGAAAAAAAATTGACTAAATGAGTAAGCTAAGTGTTAAATATGATGAGGTGAGCGACACGCTGAGAGTTTGCTTTGAACCTGGGTTGAAGGCAACGGGAATCGAACTGACAGCTCATATACTGTTACGAATTAATCAACAACAATGCTCTTGCGTAAGTATTGTTTTTTTAGAATATTCGGTGTTGGCACAAAAAACCGAAATGGGAACCCGTAGTTTTCCCCTAACAGGTTTATCCCAGATATCAAGTGACCTCAAAGATATGGTCTTTGATATATTGTTGAAGGCCCCTGTTTCAGATTTTTTACAGCTTTCAGCTTACAATGTTTCCGTGGGGGAAACTATTCCCATTGTGTCGCTGCAACCAATGCTTTCTGGAATCAGCCAGTTCAGTGCTTAAAAATCAATTAAAATTCAAAATTCAAAATCAATTCAAATGAATTCTCACCAAATATCGTGTCAAAAGTAAAGCTATGGTGGTGTCTCTTGCAAAGGCGATCGCAATTTCGGTGTCTTCCCTGGCATTCAATACAGTCGCGATGATAAGATATATTCTTCTTCAATTACTGGTAGTTCCCTATTCCCTATTCCCTATTCCCTATTCCCTGTTCCCTATTAATGATCGAACAAATCGCCTCCGATGAAGTATTAGAAGCCGCATATCAATGGTTGTGTGACAAACGCGCCCATCACCATTTTAATGCCGATGTCTGGCAGGTGAGGCGCTGGTGGCACGAGAAAAAACCGATGTTACAGCAGCTACTACTCTCCGGAAGATATCTGTTTCGGGAATTGCGCTTGTTTCGGGGAGAAGACCAGATGATCGAGTGTTGGTCATCTATGGATGCTTTGGTGCTAAAAGCGATCGCATTAGTGTTGGGGGAACACCTTAAACCCCATCTTTCCCAGCGCTGTTTTAATGTAGCTGGTAATGGAGGGATGAAGGCAGCGGTGCGGGAGGTGGGGGCTAATCTGTCTAAGTATAAATTTGTGTTTCGCACTGATGTTAAGGGCTATTATGCAAGCATTAATCATCACATTCTGATGGAGCAAGTAGGGCAATATGTGGAAGATGATGCAGTTAAGGCTTTGCTTTGGGGTTATTTACGGCGGTATGTTAGTGATGGTGGCCATTATCTCGATATTACCCAGGGGATCTCCTTGGGTTGTCCCCTCTCCCCGTTGATGGGGGCGCTTTACCTCAAGCCGTTGGATGACCGTATAGCTCCCCTCCTGGGAGGGGTTGGGGGTGGGTTAGGCTGCTATTATGTCAGGTTTATGGATGATTGGGTTATCCTAGCACCGACTCGCTGGAAGTTGCGCAAGGCGATTAAGGCGGTAAATGAGGTTATGTCGGACTTGCGGGTGGAGAAGCACCCGGATAAAACCTTTATTGGACGGATTGCCAAAGGATTTGATTTTCTCGGATACTGGTTTTCTCCCGATGGATTAGGTATTGCTCGGAAAACGGTGGAACGGATGTTGGAGAAGGTGTCTCGGCTTTTAGAGCAAGGTGCGGATGAGCTTCGCATTGAGACCTATGTCCAGCGATGGTGGCTATGGGTTCGGTCAGGTGTGGATAGATGTTTGTCAGCGGATAATTGCTTTTGTTCACGTTTGCTCTCTTTTTCGAGTCTTCGCTTATCACGCTAATTGAAAAGCTGCGATGCAGCCTACACCCACCCTCATTCGCCTTTATAATTTCATTATGAAACATAGTGCATATGATGCTGGCTTGTAGGTGAGCGGCATTTGCACCCCCCGACTTCCTTTGAGCGCCGCCTCCCTGCCTTCGTACACCACCCCCGGACCCATCACAACCCGTCCCCTATTATACGTTCCTATGTCGGCAGCAATCATTCCCTCCTTTACCTCACTATCCTTTACTACTCGGAACCTCATCTTCTCAGCGCCCTCCTCGCCGAACCAATCCAACGCTTGCCAATCGACCACTCCATCTCCCATTAATAAACTTCCACGGATTGCTGACCAACCCTGCGTAGTATACCGCACCCCCAGGGCCGTCCCCACTCCCTCTAACCCCTTGGCATCACCGCCCACCCCCATTGTTAATTCGTCTAAAGGCAATTGATTAGCGCTTATCATGCTCCCTTCGCTGGCCTTCGCTCCTGCCTCACCCTTCTTGCCAACGCTCGATATAAAACGGCCTCGCAAGTCCGGCGTTCCATTCTTTCCATCACACAAACTCCACCCCGTTGGTACTTGCTCTCCCTCGCCTGTACTGTGCCACATGACGATGGTGCCCGATGGGATCACACTTTCTCTGTATCGTCCACCACTGTGTAGCGTCCCTCCTGTTCCTATCTTCAGCCCTTTCATCCCTTCCCCATTATAGTAGCCCACCAATAGGCGGTTGCCCGCAACTTCCCCTTTGCCCGTTTTGAAATTGATAATCTTGTACTCTACTGTATTCGTCCCTTCGTTACCGTTGGTCTGCACCTCCGCATATACCGCATCCCACGGTTTCAATAATATGCCCTTTTGTAAATTTACCTCTCGCTCTTTTTCGTCATATACGTTCTTTGCTGCTATTGATTTGCCTGGCATCGGAAGCTCTATTTTGTACTGCCTCCTTTTTCCGTCTCCTCCATCGAATATGCCACCTGCGACGAATTTCTCCCATTTGAACCATCCCACTCTGTCACCGTTTGCGCCTCCCGCCTCCAATTTCCAACTCACCTCACCGCCTCCTGTCATGGTATATTGCGCTTTCATAAAATCGTTGACTGGACTTCTCAACTCACCTTTTATGAACGCATTCCCATCGACAACTAGCTTGGCCTCGCCTGAAGGATACTCACTCCCTATGCTTAAGGCTCCTTCTATTCTTACTTTATCGCCCTGCCATGATGTAGTGCATATTTGACTATCACCTTCTACTTTCAAGCCTCCTGCCCCTTCAATACTATTATCTCTGCCCAATACTCTTAGTTTGCCCTCAATCTCTAACGGTCCAGATAAAACGGCTATCTCTAATTTTTTCTCACTTCCTCCAACGTTCTTTCTCTCTTGGGTTCGCATTGTAATTCCGCCATCACGCTTATTGCTCGGTAATTTGATGCCTGAATACTCCCCTGTTGTCCATTCGGGGTTGGTTTTTCCTCCCTTTGTATCCCGCTTCGCTATCGTGACACCATAGGCGGAAGTCGTTTGTGCATATTCAATTTTTGGAGCCTCTTTCCATCTTCGGTATCCCTCCTTCTCTCCTTTCTTTCCTTTTTGTTGCTCGTCTGGATTTTCATTATATTCGATATAAATCAACCCGCCAATATTGTTCGCTTTCTTCTTTATCCATTCTTCTGAATTCCAAGTTACCTGCTTTTCTAAAACAATTAACCTTCCTTTGATATCTATAGCCGATCCTGGTTGTATAGTAACTTTCTCCTTATCCTCCTTTACTTCTAGTCCTTCAATTATTCCGCTAACATAAAGCCGACTTGTTTTGTACCGTTGGCGAGCTAGCAAATAATTTTGTTGCAGGTTAAAGTCTTCTGCTAATAAATATTGTCCCCCAAAATAGTTGGGTCGTGTACTTAGCACATCATCTGATTTATCTGCCATTTTTTCCTCTCTTATTTATGGCCACCGACCGTTGTTCCTATAACCGTGTTTCCGGTATATACACCAGGGCTCTTTTGTTTACAGATTATTAGCGGTTCCTTTTCTTCCAGAATTTTAGATTTACTTGGTATTCTCATCGTTGGCACAAGGATTTTGAGGGCATAAAAAGTATCTGCCGCCTTCTCCCGATCGATTATTGCTTTGGCTATCTTCCATAATTGCCAATATTTCTCATAATTATGGTCTTTAATTGTTAATATGACTTGAAAATAATACGGTAAATTGTCAAACTGATCAAAGACTTTAATTTTTTCTTCACTTTTTAATCCGGATACCTCCAAGTAAAGCTCCAATATTTTTATTAATCCTGCTTTTGTTCCTCGCATATGATAGATTCCCACCATTTGCTGAATAAATGCTCTTTGAACATCTATTGACCAATCTTCTCGTAAGCTTAACGCTATCCAACCCGCTAACCAAGGTAAAAATTCCTTAGGTGTATGTTGAGAATTAAAATAGAGATAAATTATATCAATAATCTCTTCTAATCCAGGTGGCTTCTGTTGTTCCCCTGTTAGGATAATTGGCGCGGAATTATCGTTACCTCTGAGAATTTTTTCAAATGCCAGTAAAAACTTACCCAAGAAGATATCTTTTTGGAGAGTAGCTGGTAAATATTGGTTATAGATACTGGATGCTTCAGTATTCCTTTCTTTCATTTCCTATTTTTTCGACTATTGTAAATTGGCTACCTTCGAGTTGGATTAATTGATTTGGCTTGAGAGATATTTCGGTTGATGTGCTACTACCTTGATTCTTAGACTTTTCCGCACTTGTTATATGATATTTATTATTGGTAGTATCTTTGGTTATTTGTAGACGAGGAATATAATCTACTCCGTCTATATCTTCTAATACTTTATATAATTCAGAAAGATAAACACTCTTGCCAAATGGCCATCCTTTGCCCTGCCAATATTTTCCAGAATTGTAAGGAGCAAAAAAATTTTGGATTTCGTATTCTGCCTTCTTTTTTACTTCTTTTGCAAGGGTACCATCTTTAGTTACTAATTTAGCTTTTATTGTTACATATACATACTCTGGTTCTACAATATGTATTATAGTCGTTAAAAGCCTTCTTGGGTCTAGGAACTCAAATAAAGGTTTATATTTCTTCTCGTCGAAGTCTTGATGATTATTTTCCGGAACAACTAGTAAGCTAATATGTCCTTTGGCTGGGGAATCCTTATTAGCTTGAAGATTGCGTTGTGGAAAGCACTTAGCCTTGGCGATTCTTAGGTCTTTGCTTTCTTCTTCTTTATTCCATACTTCTAGGACTAATTTCTCATAGTCAGATGTTGAAACTGCCCGATAAGGCTGGCGTAATTCTTCTAAAGTATTCTGAATTTCAGATTGTAAGTTTTTTCGTCTATCGGATAGTGTAATATCTTTAGTAGATGATTTTAATTGTTCACCTTTGAGTAAGCTAAGAAAGCTGACATAATTTTCATCAGGAATTTGATCCACTCGATAAAGAGTCATTTCCGTTAACCATGCCAACAATTCTATCAGAATTATTCCCGTATCTGTTGGGTTATGATCTGTCCATTCAGGATATTCATCATGAATTTGAGAAATTGCCTCGGCTACTAAATCAGCATAGCTGCGATTGTCCAGGTTAGGTAAGGGGAGAGTCATAAATCATAAGCGCCTAACGGCGAATTCAAAATTCAAAATTCAAAATTCAAAATTGATGAACCAGCTAAAAAAAAGGTTGTTATTAGTCTTATCAAGGAATTTAGCCATATTGATTGTTACCATTTCTAGTTTCTCAAGAGCTCCCCAGGAGCGCTTCGCACCCCCAATTAATGGGAGAAACATATCTCTTACCTCCTCCTGCCTCAAGCCTCAAGCCTCGCCTCCTGCTTCAAGCCTCGCCTCCTGCCTCAAGCCTCCTGCTTCTCGAGAGTAATGAACATTAGTGGAACATCAGCCCCCAATTGAATGTAAGAAACAATTCTGTTCCTTATTTCCTTAAATTAACAACATGATGACCAGAATAAATTAGAGTATCTGCATCTAGTTTTTGACTGGGATCTGGCTTCACCACTAGGTGATCCACATGATCTACTCCTGCTATAGATTGAATAATGGCGTAAAACTCCGATTTTGGGGGGTAGCGCCCAAATTCCCACCCCTCACCAGTACTCCCGCTTAAGGGATGTAGAAAGCGCTTTAATCGTTCTTTAACCTGGTTTCTCACAATGTCTGCGCCATCAAGAGACTCAGGAGTTATAGTTGCAGTAACACTGACTTCTTGCCACTTGGGAGCAGTAACTACTAAATCCACCGTCGCTTCGCAACGGGAACGAATATAGGTTTCGACTTGCTCTAGTAAAGCCAAACTAGGAACAGGTTGGCGGCAGTCTTTACCATCAGGCAGAATAATTAACTTAACTTGCCCTGCTTGATTTTTTATTTTATCCCATGTATAGTCTTTAGGTTGCTTTTGATGCGGCTCGTACCAAAATGTTGGATTGACCACACTATACTCAGAAACCAGCAAATCTGGTGTAATTACTCTGACTCTAGCTACATCTGTAGAAGCCTCATAAGCCAAATCCTCAAAGTCTTCTATTGTAACAGCACGATCACGGTGACGCAGTTGCTTTGGTACTCGTTTTTTGAGTCTATCTAAAGTTTCTTGCTCTCCTCCTCCTGCTGCTGCTTCTAGGTTCTCTACCTTATCGATATAGGGAATAGTGGTTTTCAGTTGGTTAATGGTGGGTGAAGTGATGTTGCCTTGTTTTCCTCCTCCTGTACGATACGACAATCGAATATTATTGCGTCCCCTGGGGGGAATCATCCCTGCTAGTCCATCCCCAAAGCGAATTTTTCCTGTTTGCCGGTCTAAGGTATAATGGCGTTCTGTGGCCTTAGAACAGTAAAAATTTGGTACTTCTTGCCAAAGTACCCAAACTGCTTCAATGTTTCCTACATCATCTCGAATTACTTTGACTCGATCTGATTCAAACTCCTGGGGAGTTCGTCCTTCTTGCACTTCTAACCGCTGTCCCATCAAAATCGGGCTATTGTTGGCCACAAAAACCTGATTTAGCTCCTCGTTACTTGAGCCCAAAACTTCTTCGGTGAGAGTAGTTGCTTGCTTTGCCCAAATGGTATTAGTTAGGATACGACGCAGACGGGGTTTAACCCTAAAGTTACCAGCTTCCCAACGAACTCGCAACCAATATAATTTTTTACCAAAGGTTTCTAGTTGGCTGAAATCTGCGGGAGCGATAAATTTAATTAAACCGCGTTGAGAAAATGCCTTGGTTTCATCTTGCACTCCCAATGGCTGCCAACCCTGAGGACCGGAATATTCCCACACTAATTTGGGTTGGGTGGTAGGACGAATAATTGTGGTTGGTGAGTTGTAAGTTTCTCGTGAAGGTGGTGATATTGTTATGGTACTATTATTTATTTCTGTAATGACGTAGACGTCATGCTTTGTGTCGTTGGATTTTATGGCGATGCGATCGCCTTGTCTCCAACCTGTGATATTGTTTAAGTTCAGTGTTGTTTGTCCCACATTCACACCCTCTGTGTGGTCGGTTTCTGTAATCTCGGTTGAAAATTCATCGGGTAATGGTGGTTCAACCTGGGCATAGAGAGTAACGGGTTTATTATCAAAAGAGTTATCAAATCCCAAGTAAAGGGTGGGGTCTTTGTCTACTGTGGGAGTAAAGGGTCGAAAATCCTTACCATCTTCAGGATGTGAATATTTATAGTCATTATTAGCCAGATAGATAGCCTTTTCTGTAATCGTAAACTTATAGGTTAACTTTAAGGATTTAACTAGAGGTGGATCGTAAGTTGGGGGAATCGTTTCTGTGAGAATTGACTTACGCATAACCCGAGTTCCCACCGCTAAAGTCGTATTAAGAATTCCCTCATTTAGGGTCAGTGTTTTCTCATTGTTATCGATTGCTGTAATTTGATGCTCTTCCGGAAATCCCTCCGTATTTGGGAAAAGACGAATTTTATCTCCCTTTTGGAATATATCAACACTATCAACTTTTATTTGCTTGACATCTTTGTTAACTTTCTCTGTCAACACTGCTGAATCATCATAAACAGCATATTGACGCTCTGAAGCTACTTTTCCATAATGACCTTGGGTAATCCGAGCACGAATCCAGTAGCGAGTTTCTCCATTTACAGTACTGGGTAATGGTATTTTTTCCTGAATCTGTAACTTAGAGTTAATATCCTTAGTAAAATTAGGGGATTCGCTGCTCCATTTTACTATGCCGTTATTTTCAGTGGTAATTTCCTGCCATTCTTGAGAGTTGCCCATTTCCCAAGTGATGGTTAAGTCATCAGAAGGATTAACCGCTTTAGCAATCAATTTTAAAGTGATCTCAGTATTTGGTTTAATAAAGGAGTCGTTTAAAGCGATATAAAATGTATCATTAAATTCTGGCTGTTCGCCAAAAGGATAAAAATCTTTACTGAGGTCTAAGGGACTGGAGTTAAATAAACATACTTCCGGGATTAAATTAGATTTGTTAATATCTATACTGCCTTGAATACCAGTAACTTGAGGTAAACTTGCCGTATCCGAAGATAAATTAGTAAACTTGGCTTGCAACCATTGTGCTGTTTTGCCGTGAATCTCAGCAGCAGTCAGGATAGGTAAATTGGTAAAAGTAAGTTGACCATTTTCTGATTTTGGTCTTGGAGTATAGACTTTCCACTGAGAACCATGCCAATAAGACCAATGAAGGGAGGAACTCTCAAACAGACTGGCATTATCAGTAATAATTGTCAGTTTGAATTCCGGTAACTCAGGTAAAGTAAAAATTTCGGGAAAACTAAGATAAAGAGAATGTTCTATAGGGAGATCCCCTGCAAAAGCTAAGAAAGCTTCATTTTTTTCTCCAGTCGCTGCCAAAGTGCAATCGCTATACATATCCTGACTCGGTTCTCGGACAAATACCGCTTGCAATTGCGCTGTTGTCACCACCAAGTCCCCATCCGTTTCAAATACAATTTCCTTATCTGAACCCTCTGCTGGTGCAGAAACTTGGGTTTGAGCCGGAACGAATCCATCTGTAGGACTCCCTGCTGCTAAAGTGAAGGTTAAAGGGACTTTTGCTGATAGGGGTGGTTTGAGTTGTCCCCCGATTAAATCAAGGAAAGCTAGGAAATTTTTCTCAGGTACTTGGTTAAGGCGATCGCTTACCGATTTGACCATCTTAGCAAAGATACGTATCAAAGCTTCACCGGCATCGGTTTTTCCCTGAGTTGCAGGTTGCCAATCGGTAAATTGTTGTGCCAACTTCTCAGTCTGCTGAACAATGTCCTCATAGGTACGCTGGTCAATTTTAGGAGGTAAAGAAGTCATAAACCATCACTGTAAATAAAAGGGATAAACCAAATTAAAAATATTATTCGTTGTCCGAATTTGATAATTTACCTGAATTAAAATAACATTCGGTTGCTGGGGGTCGGGAATTGCATCTACATCTAAAACATCAATACGAGGTTCCCATTCAATTAAGGCATCTCGCACGTCACTGATAATTTGACCGATTGTTCCTGAACTATTAGGGAAAAACACCTTTTCCTGAATATCACAGCCAAAATTAGGACGCATTACCCGTTCACCTTTGGCTGTACTCAGAATCATCCCTATAGACTGCCGTACAGCTTCTTCATATTTTGCTACCTTAATTTGACCTTTGGCATTAAGTTCAACCGGGGAAGTCCATCCCACGCCTAAAAAATCAATATCCACTACATCACCTCCAACGAACCATCATTGACTTTTACACCAGCAGAACATTTAAGTCCTAAAGCCGATTGTGCTTCTAGTTCGTACTTTGACTTAGCCTTGATTGTACAATTGGCACCGGTCTCTAATTGATAATTTTTATTGGTTTTGATTGACAAATTGTTACATTCAATTGACAGATCATCATCACTACTTTTGAGGATAATTTTCCCTTTAGTCTCTATCGTCAAATCCTTTTCCACCTTAATATCCATTTGATTGGCTTGAGAATCGATCGCAATCTGATTCTTACCAGTTTTATCTTCAATAATAATTTTTTCTTTCCCCTCAGTATCATCTAAAATAATCTGATGACCGCTGCGGGATTTAATAATTCTTTTATTATTTTTACCATCATCATTTTTACCAGGTGGTTGGTCTTTCCCATTCCACAGAGAACCTAGAATATAAGGATAGTTAATATTACCTAGTTCAAAAGCAACTAACACTTCATCATCAATTTCCGGCAAAAAGTAAACGCCTCGGTCTTTTCCTGCCATAATTGTTACTACTCTTGCCCAGTAACTTTCCTCGTCGGGAGAAAGCCAAGGAAATTTTACCTTAACTCTTCCTAGTCCATCGGGGTCTTGATTGTTGGTCACTATGCCCACGGTTACACCATAAAGGTTATTATGGTTTGGAACATTATTCATTAATAAATCATATCCATTCATAAGTAATGTATCCTAATATACGAAATATGGAACAGGGAATAGGCAATGGCGATAGGTCGTTTAAAGTATGTTCATTCTAAATTCTAAATTCTAAATTCTAGGTAGCATTTCTCCTGACAGTAAACGAAGTTTGATAGCCTTGGTCTGGGGCATAAGAATGTTCTGCACTCATGAGATAATAAAGGCCGCTAAATTTTTTACCCACTCCAGTAATTTCGATAACTTCTCCAGCCCGTATATCGGGATTGCCTTGACAAGTTCCCTCCCCTGAAATGTAGGTGAGTAACCTATCTTTAAACTGTCCCAATGCCATACTGTCAGCTTCTTCTTTACTGGATACTGCTTGCTTTACTATGGTATAACTAGATTTTCCAAAGGTTTTTTGTACTTCCTTGGCTCCCGAAATTTCTCCTCCCATTTTTTTCCCTTCTCTACCTACTCCAGCCATCGCCACAACTGGTTCTTTTTCCTTGGGTGACCATCCTTGTACCTTAACTTGATACACTTGGTTCATGGTACTTAAACGAGGTGAAAATTCTTGTAAATTTCCTTGATAAGTGAGGGTTACAACTTTGGCTTTGGCATTTTCATGGGGACGAAAATATAAGGTTTTATTATCCACCGCTACTTCATAACCAATACGCGCTGCTCGCTCTTGCAAAAATTCCCAATCCGTTTGATTATGTTGCAGGACGTATTCCAATTTGACTTTAGTATCTTGGACTTTGGGGGTGAGTCCCTTGCCTTTAGCAATTTCACTGACAATATCACTATCTTTCATTTTGGTAAAAGATTTTGTCTGGTTACCCCGCAACAGTCGGTGACGCAAATCATGACCCCGCACGATTAACATGGGGGTTGTCTCTTCTCTAAAATCTGGTTCGAGTCCCGTAATTTCACCAATTATGACAGTTTTTAGTTCCTTGTCATATCCCATCTGAATTTCAACTTTGTCACCTAAGCCAAACAGATCCTCATCAATCCAAGTAAATTGCATCTTCTCATTATCCCAGGTGACAAATTTCAACTCAAACATACTGGGTGCTTCTAAATCCTCATACACCGATACTGAGACAAAATCTGCATCCGCTTCTGGGGAAAGAGGTTTACCTTGAAGCAAAATTTTAATATTGGGATTGAGTAGTAAAGTACCACTGGCTGATTGAGGCATGGTTGGGAATGGAGAATGGAGAATGGAGAATGGAGAATTGGGAATTGGGAATTGGGAATTGGGGCTCTTAAATTTTAAATTTTAAATTTTGAATTAAATTACCTTGGTGGAATAGTTAGCACGGTTCCAGGTGGTAATTGGCGCGGATTGACTAAACGATTGGTGTCAGCAATAATACGCCAGAGGGAAGGGTCACCAAATTCTTCATTGGCAATACTACTTAAAGTTTCTCCCCTTTTGACAATTCTCACCGGGTCATCTATCGGATTTTCTATTTTTTTCTGTTTGTTTGGCTCCTTCCACTCTTTAAAAGAGCAATCTAAGGTTGCTCTTACTGGAGTTCCATCTTCGAGGAAATGGGTTAACTTTTTGGTTACCGTTTCTAAAAAACAATCAGCCAACAGCACACTACTATTGCCAGATATGGTTCCCCAGATAAGTTGACAACGAGGGGGTCTTTTCTTGTCTTGACCAATCCGAGGTTGGGTTAAACTAACAATTTTTTTGGTATATTTTTGTACGTTTTCTGGTGGATACTTGGTGAGAGTGGTATCAAAGAACAGATTCAGACTTAAGGTAACTAATTCTTTGGTAGTTGCCAGTCCATATTCTTCTAGTCTTCCACCAGGGATGGTCATGGTAATCTCACTGGGATTATAAAGAACTTTGATTGTCTCGTCAAAGTTTCCAGGGCTACTTTTTTCGGCTTTGATAGTTAATTTTTCGAGGGTCAT